TTCCTACTCTGATTCTATTTAGAGATGGGGAAGAGATGTGGCGCTGGGAGGCGGGCATTGATATGAAGCTCCACACCCACCACCTTGATATCCAAGACGCAATAAATCGTTTCTAATGGCAAAAGTACAGACAGCAACAAGCTACGTTAGCAAAAGCAAAAAGAGAGGCAAGAACTCAAAGAAGGCATCATGCAACAAGGCCAGCAAGAATTATACAAAACCATACAAGGGGCAAGGTCGATGAAAATATCTGAAAACTTCACGCTTGAAGAGCTCGTTAAAAGCGACACGGCAAAGAGGCTTGGAATTGAAAATATGCCAACGCCAGAGCAGTTGGAGAATCTTATTGAGTTATGCCACAAGGTCCTACAGCCATTGCGAGATGAGATTGGACCCATTCATATATCAAGCGGACTTCGCGTTCCAGCTCTCAACAAGGCCATTGGAGGAAGCAAAACATCACAGCACTGCGCGATTAATGGGGCGGCAGCAGACATAAGCATAAAGGACAATAAAAAGGCTTTTGATTACATTAAGGACAATCTAATATTTGACCAACTTATATGGGAGTTTGGCAATGAGAAGCAGCCAGACTGGGTGCATGTTAGCTACCACTACGGAAAAAACCGCGGACAGATTCTGCGCGCTGTTAAGAAGAACGGGAAAACAACCTATATCAACTATAAATGAAATGCCTATACATCCCGCTTTTGCTCATCCTTATACTTTCTGGGTGCTCAGCAGAATGGCATCTATCAAAGGCCGTAACGAAAGACCCGTCGATATTAAGCACGAAGACGATGACTGTCATGGACACGGTTGTTATCGAGCCGATTGCTGTCAGGGATACGGTCATCATATCGCAGGTGGACACGGTGGAGATAATAAAGGACAAGTTCCGAGTGAAGATTATGCGGAGCTACGACACCCTTATAATAGATGGAGGCTGTGATGCTGACACCATCATTAGGACTGTAAGCATAGAGGTTCCAGTAGTTGAGTATAGGGAGAATGACGCATTCTTTGATAAGATATATGAGACATCATTCTATATTTTAATTATAGGAATTACGGTTTTGACAATCAGAAGCGCAATCAGAAAACATCTTGGGTAATGAAAGAAACAGCAAAATATTACGCAACCCACCCGGAGGCAAAAAAGAAAAAGGCGGAGTACGATAAGAAGTACGGAAAGAAGACTGTCAAGGACCGTGTATCTAGAAACGCGGCGCGTCGTGCAATGGTAAAGGCCGGAAAAGCAAAGAAGGGCGACGGGAAAGATGTCGACCACTCAAATGGAAACCCTAAGGACAACAGACGCTCCAACCTGTCTGTAATGTCCAGGGGCGCGAACAGAGCCAAGAAGTAATTTATTATCTTTGTTGTTCTAACAAAGAAGAAAGATGGCAAAGATTAGTACATATCCAGTAGTAGCCCCACAGGGCTCTGACATTATTATCGGGACCGACGCTAACGATTCTAACGCTACGAAGAATTTCACGGTATCGTCTGTGCTAGGATTGTACGAAGCTCCCGTTGCCGGATGGCAGCGCTTTGATGATGACGAGTTCACGTCAATGAATAAGCTTGAGTTGTTGAATGGAGTTGTGCAAACACTCCCCAACAATGGTATAACATCATACAGCTACGGGCCTCATGTTTTTTATGACCCATCCACATCAAAGGTTCTTTCAATCAATGAAAATGACACATATAGCATTACTGTCGTTTTCAAGGCAGAAACGCCAAACGCCAACCAAACGCACTTAGATTTTTTCTTAACCAGCGATGGCTTGACTTTTTATGAAAGGCTATCTGAGTCCATGGTGTTCGCTAAGGGGAATAGCGCGGAGCAGAACTTTCACCTTGTTTATCAGTATTATGCAGATGCTGACGCCGTTAATGATGGAATCAGCATGAAGATTAACTCTCATGGAGGCACTGCATATGTTTGGGATATTGTTTATTTCATACAGCGAAATCAAATAGCTGTTTAACTTTACTTTAATGGACATTAGAAAAGTATCCGTTGGCGCGGACTACAAGTCTGGCGCTATGCATTATATCGTTGACCAAGAGGTTCTTGGGGGCTCTTATAAGATTCACCTCATCCAGCAGGATAAGGACAGCGGGCACATAAAAATTTGGGTAGAAGCAGAAGATGAAATCTTTCTTTGGAAAGAGTTCAACTCCAACATGCCCGTTTCTATAGAGTATAACATCAATTTCTAAACATCATGAGCAAGAACCTAGACAGCTGGATTTCACAACTTGAAGACGCACCCCAACCTAATGCGTGTAGCATTGACAATCCAGATTGCGAAGGCTGTGGCTCATGAAGTCGCCGCGTTCATTTATTGTTAGGCCGGAAAAGGGGCGCCGATACGACAACATCAAGGACATCGGTGGCATAGAGTTTATTGTAAGCTCTTCGAAAGAAGACCACAAGGTATCAAATAGGTTTGCGGAAGTAGTAGAGACTCCATCTGGATACACGGGCCCAATAAAGAAGGGGGATACGCTTGTTGTTCACCATAATGTATTTAAGTTCTACAACGATATGCGTGGCCGCGAGAGAAGCAGCCACAACTTTGTTAAGGATGATACATTTTTGGTGGCAGATGAGCAGTTCTTTTTATTCAATGATGGCGTCAGATGGAGAACGACAGGGAAGTACTGCTTCATTAAGCCATCCCCGGTCAAGGACTATTATATTACTAAGCCAGGTTCAGAAGAGCCACTTGTTGGAACCATACGATATAGTACATCCATATTAATGGAGCATGGCCTATCTGAGGGGGATGAGGTTGCATTTACTCCGGATAGCGAGTATGAGTTCAATATAGACGGAGAAAAACTCTATAGGGTAAATAGCGATAACATTTGTATCTTGCTATGATGGACGCGAATGAAATCAAATTACAAATCATAAAGGCTGGAGAAAAAGCTGTTAAAGAGCTTATTAAGGTAGCGCAGGAGGACATAATCAAGCCAGACCCAGAAGATGAGCTTGCTGCTGATAGACTAAAAAATGCTGCCGCCACCAAAAAGCTTGCCATTTTTGATGCGTTTGAGATTCTATCGCGCATAGAATCGGAACGCGCGGCACTTGAGTCGCCAGCCGAAGAATCTAAATCAAGAGGTGGCTTTGCAGAACGAAGAGCAAAATAGGCTATACCACATCATATATGATGCGGTGCCAGAGAATGTCTTAAAGAAAAAGAACAAGGCAAAGAGCTGGGCATATGGATATGATGACAAGTACGACATTGTTATTATATCCAAAGACGGGACTATTGGCGACATATACAATATAAGCGGACTGCTTGTCGCGCTTCCGGCCGAGCCAGACAAAATATACGCCAGGGGCAAAAAAGAGCACGAGCAATATTGGCAGCCATTTGATTATCCTCAAGAATTACATAGGATAAAATCCATATTTGCATGGCACGAAAAGTCTTCAGATTTTAAAAATAGATGGGTTGATTATATCGAACAGGAGTTCGATAGAAGGGAGGCTGGTTTTTGGTTTATGAACGAAGGGATTCCATCCTACATAACCGGCTCCCATTATATGTACCTACAGTGGACAAAGATTGACATAGGGCTTCCAGACTTTAGAGAGGCTAATAGAATCTTCTTTATATTTTGGGAAGCATGTAGGGCTGATTCTCGCTCCTTTGGTATGTGCTACCTGAAGATACGTCGTTCTGGATTTTCTTTTATGGGGTCTTCTGAGACTGTGAACATAGCAACAACAGCCAAGGATTCTCGTATAGGCATATTGTCTAAGACGGGTTCTGACGCCAAGAAAATGTTCACCGACAAGGTGGTCCCCATCAACAGCAACCTACCCTTCTTCTTCAAGCCCATCATGGATGGCATGGATAAGCCGAAGACAGAGCTCGCATACCGAGTTCCCGCCTCTAAGATTACAAAGAAGAATATGTCCAATACGGAAACGGATGACGTAGAAGGACTGGACACTACCATCGACTGGAAAAACACAGCAGACAACAGCTATGACGGCGAGAAGCTGCAATTACTGGTGCATGACGAGAGTGGTAAGTGGATGAAGCCAGACAACATCCTAAATAACTGGCGAGTCACCAAGACCTGTTTGCGTTTGGGTTCTAAGATTATTGGGAAGTGCATGATGGGCTCAACGTCTAACGCGCTTGACAAGGGTGGAGATAACTTCAAGAAACTATACTACGACTCTGACGCAACAAAGCGTGGAGCTAATGGTCAGACAAAGAGCGGACTATACTCTCTATTTATTCCGATGGAGTGGAACTTTGAAGGATACATAGACAAGCATGGGATGCCAGTGCTCACAACTCCAGAGTCGCCAGTCACCGGCATAGATGGGTTACAAATTAAGATTGGAGCAATTGACTACTGGAACAATGAAGTGTCATCGTTAAAGTCTGACTCTGATGCTCTTAATGAATTCTATAGACAGTTCCCGCGAACAGAATCTCACGCCTTCAGGGACGAGAGCAAGGCGTCTATCTTCAACCTAACCAAGATATATCAGCAGATTGATTATAACGATAGCATCATCACGGAGCACTTTATAACAAGAGGCTCATTCCATTGGATGAATGGAGAGAAGGACACAAAGGTTGTCTGGACGCCAGATAAGAACGGAAGATTCAAGGTGACGTGGCTACCTCCAAGACATCTGCAAAATAATTTCGTGACAAGAAACGGAACTAAATACCCTGGAAATGAGCACATTGGCTCTTTTGGCTGTGACTCATATGACATATCTGGAGTTGTAGGCGGAGGGGGTTCTAATGGGGCGCTGCATGGAATGACTAAATTTCATATGGACGAAGCTCCAGCCAATCACTTTTTCTTAGAGTATGTAGCCAGACCACAGACCGCAGAAATATTTTTTGAAGATGTACTGATGGCCTGTGTTTTCTATGGCATGCCCGTGCTGGCAGAAAACAACAAGCCAAGGCTTTTGTATCATTTTAAGAATAGGGGATATAGGGGATTTAGCATGAACCGACCCGACAAGCACTTAGCTAAACTTTCAAAGACGGAAAAAGAACTTGGAGGCATCCCGAACACCAGCGAAGACGTGAAGCAGTCTCACGCATCTGCAATTGAGACGTACATTGAGAAGCACGTTGGCGTAGATATGGAGGGTACCTACAGGGACGCCGAGGACATGGGCGAGATGTATTTTACCAGAACACTTGAGGACTGGGCTAGATTTGATATAAACAACAGAACTAAGTTTGACGCCACGATTAGCTCCGGCTTAGCCATTATGGCAAACCAAAAGCACGCCTATCTTCCAGAGCAAAAGCAATCAAAAATAAGCGTTAACTTTGCTAGATATAATAATCGCGGTTCACGAAGCGAACTATTACAGTAAATGAAAGAGGTAAATATAAACATCTCTCCTACCGGATTCCCAAGTCAGTTTGTTTCTGATGCGGAGAAGGCCACTGATGAGTTCGGTCTTCAGATTGGGCAGGCGATTCAATATGAGTGGTTTCGAAAGGACGGGAACACCAGCAGGTATTATTCTCAGCTAAGAGACTTCATGAGATTGCGCCTTTACGCACGAGGCGAGCAGTCCATTTCGAAGTATAAGAATGAGCTCGCCATTGATGGCGACCTTAGCTATTTAAATCTGGACTGGACACCCGTACCCATACTTCCTAAGTTTGTGGATATTGTTGTTAACGGGATGTCTGATAGACTATTCACCGTTAAGGCATATGCACAAGACGCCATATCTGCTGAAAAGAGAAACCAATACCAAGACATGGTAGAAGGTGATATGGTGGCTAAGGATGTTCTTGCTAAGATGTCAGAGTCTTTTGGTATTGACCCCTTCCAGGTTAATCCTATGGAGTTGCCAAGGGATGATGATGAGTTGAAACTTCACATGCAGTTGAAGTATAAGCCAGCCATTGAGATTGCAGAAGAAGAGGCCGTTAATACTATACTCGACGAGAATCATTATAATGATACACGGAAGCGGGTAGACTATGACTTGGCTGTCCTTGGCGTAGGAATGGCAAAGCAAGAGTTCCTAGCTGGAGAAGGCATAAAAATTAGCTATGTAGACCCAGCTAACGTGGTGTACAGCTATACGGAAGACCCTCACTTTAAAGACTGTTTCTATTGGGGAGAAATTAAGACCGTTCCAATTACGGAACTCTTGAAAATCGACAACACCCTCACTAATGAGGATTTGGATACTATATCAAAGTATAGTCAAACATGGTACGATTACTTTAATGTTTCCCAGTTCTATGATAATGATATTTTCTATCGTGATACTGCGACACTTTTATATTTCAACTACAAGACTACTAAGAAGTTTGTCTATAAGAAGAAGGAGTTAGAAGACGGCGGAACTCGGGTCATTGAAAAAGACGACACCTTCAACCCCCCAGCAGAAATGATGGAGGAGGGCAAGTTCAGCAAGGTGGAAAAAACCATCGATGTATGGTACGAGGGCGTAATGGTGATGGGAACAAACATCGTACTCAAGTGGGAAATGATGGAGAACATGGTCCGTCCAAAGTCTGCATCTCAACATGCAATGCCCAACTATGTAGCCGTTGCGCCTAGAATGTATAAGGGTAGCATCGAGTCTTTAGTTCGTAGAATGATTCCATTCGCTGACTTGATTCAGATTACTCACCTTAAGCTACAGCAGGTTATATCTCGCATGGTCCCGGATGGCGTATTTATTGACGCAGACGGACTAAGTGAAGTAGACTTGGGAACTGGCTCGGCATATAATCCAGAAGACGCCCTACGCTTGTACTTCCAAACCGGTTCGGTTATTGGTCGCTCCTATACGCAAGACGGGGAGTTCAATAATGCTAGAGTGCCAATCCAGCAATTGACTGGAAATTCTGGTCAGTCTAAGATGGCTGCACTTATCGGCAATTACAACCACTACATGGACATGCTTCGCGCAGTCACTGGCCTTAACGAGGCTCGTGATGGCTCAACGCCAGACCCCAATGCATTGGTTGGCGTACAGAAGCTTGCGGCACTCAACTCAAACACGGCGACAAGACACATTCTGGAGAGCAGTCTATATTTGACTCGCACACTTGCGGAAGCGCTCGCGTTGCGCATATCTGACATATTAGAATACTCTCAGTTCAAGGAAGAGTTTGTTAATCAGATTGGAAAGTATAATGTATCTATTCTTGAC